CCGCCTGTACAATACAGGATAGCATCCATGTGTTCAGCCTAGTTCGTAAATATGTGTCCAGGATTCTGGGTACATATCAAACGTTTCGGGGATGTTTTCTATGTGTTCAATGACATCCACTCGGCTAAGATTCAAACTTCGTCTGCGACTCGTTTTCATCAAGTCTCGGGATGGGCTTTCACACTAAGTTCACGCTTCGCCTATGGCTCGCGTTCTCTAAATGTTCAATGCCTAGCAAACGCCCTGAGCGAGCATAGCACTCGCTTAAGGTATATCTTATTTACTTACATGCACGCTATTTTGTAACCCACCAGTATACAGCTATTGTCAGACTATTTGGCTTTTCTCGCCCTATAATACACTATTTTTCATACACCGATACATACTTACTCGCTGCTGTAATATATACTCCTGAAATAAGTTTATACATACTGCCGCCACCCACTTTAATAGGTCCTTCTGCAATTGTAAAGACTTCATTCTTTGCCACTCTTCCATAAACAGCACTACTATCCCAGCTTGGTGTTTTTCTGACTGCCAAATTATCCACCAGTACTTTCACATACTTTTTCTTCTCCGGCAGTTGTACCGGTGCAACTGGCTTCGATTCAGCTGCTACATAATCAGATAAAGCGTATGCGATTGCTCTGCATACCTCTTCAAACTTCTGTTCATACAGTGCTGCATCCGGATTATTCACAAAGCAAACCTCAATAAGCATTGCCTTCGCCTTTGTTTTACGGATAACATATAATCCACTTCCGGCCTTTACTCCACGGTTCGTAAATCCAAGTGCTGCAATGTATTCGCACACCTCTATAGCGTCCGGATACTGTCTGCCCTTGTATGTATACGCCTCTACTCCATGCCCTGCTCTTGCAGCATCATTGTTGAAATGAACACTGATAAAATAATCAAGGTCAGTTGCATTTGCCATTGCTACTACTTTCTGTAAATATGCTGCCTGTGTTGGTGCGGAATCTACTGTGCATGGTACCACCTGCACCCCCGCTGTTGTAAGAAGCTCTGTCAATCTGTTACAGACTCTTCTTGTTTCTGTGCTCTCTGAAATAACTCCAACTGTACCACTTCCTGCTCCTGAAAGTGTATGTCCTGCGTTTAATCCGATCTTCATCTTACTACTCCTCCTCTTTTTATTCAACTTTAATCCAATCTTCAGCTTTAATCCAATCTTCAGCAAGCATATCTGCTTGTGATGCAAGCCACCCCATCTGAACGCCAGATGTTCCAACAAATGCAATAGCCTTGTTTCCAATTGCTTCATGCTCGCAATTCACGAGTTTTCCATCTGCTGACACATAGGAGATGCCAGTTGCAAGCTGGATGTACTGTTTCTTCCCATTCCACCCCTCACGAGCAACCCTTTTTCCTTTTTTCAAAAGTTCTAATGCTTCTCCAAAATTCACCTTATTCTTCCTCCTTCTCTTCTGTCTTTGCAACCTCTTCCACCTGCGATTTCAGATTTTTCAACAATGGGAGTAAAAACGGTGGAACCGGTGCACCTATATCCTTGATGTTCTCCAGGATGCTGATAATTTCATTGCATATAATCCAGATGGCTACCACGCACGCTATGAGAAATGTTATCGGCATTGTGATTCCGATTGTGGCAGCAGCATACTTCAGTAACTGGTCAACAATTGCTCCGACCACCACCAGAAGCCACATGGAAATCTTCTTTGCAATTCCCCGGAATCCCTTATAGGAATCTACTCTCTGGTTACGATACTTTGATGCGAAAATACCTGTTGCATAGTCAATAATGTTGCATGCCACCAATAACAATACCGGTACATACAAGATACCGAGCAGGGATGATAAGAACCCCGTTACTGCTGTTATGATTGCTTTGATTGTGTTGTTATTCATTTTCTTTTCCTCCTTCTTTGTTCATTGCTTCTTTCAATTTTTCAATTTCTTCCTGCTGTATCTGCACTATCTTAATAAGATATGGAACCAATTTCGAATAATCAATTGCTAATACCTTATTTCGAATTCCCTTCTCAGCATCAAACTCTTTCTCTGAATAGTCTTCCGGTACCGTCACGCAGGAAGGAATAATACCTAATGTATCTTCGGCAATTAAACCATGCTGATTTTTTTCACCACCGTATGCTTCAATGTAATCAAAATCTACCGGTTTTAATTGAAGAATCTTCTTTGCTTCCTCTTCTGACATATCTACAACGTTTTCCTTTACCAGTCTTGAGGAAGGATTCGTGAATGATGCTCCATAAACTGCAGTATATGCTCCACCACTCCAGTTTGTTTGACAATAAATTGCACTTCCTACTATTGCAGTTCCACCGCTTAATGCCCCGAATGTTCCATTTGATTGTACCCTTGCCACTTGGCTACCATTTCCATTGCAAAACTGATGGATTCCACTGTTTGTTAAATAATTAAAAGCTGAACTTGCATCAATTAAACGACTTGTATAATCTGCTGAACTTCCACCATAGTGGAAATCAATAAATGGTACACCTGCCTGCCCAAATATCTCTATACAAGGTGGATTGTTTGGAAGATAATCGTGTGAATGCGAACTAGGTGGATATGTTGTAGGTTTGCCAGTTATTCCTTTCCATGTCGTACTTTTTGCCGTATCTGCAACTGCCGCACTGCTAACCGTCTGCTGCTTAATGTTATCTGTTGTAATTGCTTTTTTCTTAAAGTCTACAAGCTGTTTGGCAAGTGTACCCTCTTCATTTGGATTTTTTTCCCTTCCATCAAGTACATATCCTTCCTGCGTTATATTTTCTCTCTGTGTTATTTTATCGTTCGATATTTTATTTTGGTCTAAATCATAGATTCCCTCATCCATATGATTTAAATTTTCCGCTGATATCAGTGTGGTTTTATCTGGATAATTCTTCCAATTTATTTTTTCATACGCCATTTTATACTCCTTTCGGATAGCCTATCGAATCTATTACATTCTGAAGACTATTAAATAATTCTAGTGTTTTTTCATAATAAAACTTTGCTGAGTTTTTATCTCCGGTAGCGTAATTTTTTGCTTCCGTTGCACTACTCGCTGCTCCTGTCGCACTGCTTGCCGCTCCTGCGGCACTGTTCTTCGCTTCATCTGCATATCCACTAGCTTCTGTTACTGACTGGTTTATTAAAGTTATTGCATCATCTGCCTGCTGCCTCAGTGTTTCCTGCATACCTGATATCTCATTCTGATACTCCTCGAGAGCTGTTGCTTTCTCGGTAAATCCGCTTTCCATAGCAGATATATTCCTCTCTGCGTTCTCCGAAAGTGTCTTGCACTGTTCTGCCTGGTTGCAATAGTCTTCTGCCTGAGCAACCTGCTGCACCAATGATTTGTATTCATTTTGAGATTCAATGATATTCGGGTCCAGGATCTTGTTATATACATAGATTACAAACTCCGGCGAAGTAATAACTGCCCCATCCTGCATAGACAACTCTATCTGTCCAATACATTCGCCCAACACATTAATAGTCTGTGTCGTGACTTCGTACTGTATCTCAGAGCCATCTATTACACAATCGTTGTAGCAAACTTTACCATCTGGCTTCACGATGCTTACTGCCGCCACTAATACATCCGACAAGTCGTATATCTTTCCGCTCTGCATAAGTGTAAAATGCAAGCTTCTTGTCTTTGTATCTCCCTGTCTTACAGAAATGCGTGGGCGTGTCCGTTCATGATCCAGGTCAAGTCGCATATTATTTACGATATTATTCCTCATAGATAACCTCCTTCGCCCTCATTATATAAAAAAGAAATAGGGGATTTCTCCCCTATTTCGTCTTCTTTTTTGACCATTCTTCGATTTTTTTATTTGCTTCTGCATTCGTATATCCAAGGTGCATATAAATTGAAATAAGCAGATTCTTCATATCAGCATATTTACCTTTTTCCTTTGCCTTAAGGTATTTCTTTTTATATTCTCTTGTTACAACTCCACTGATATCTTTATTTTCTTTCCCGCCTTTACTTTTCGCTTCACTTATGTAGTCAAAGATAGCATCTCTGGCTGCTCCATTGTTTATAGAATTGTCAATTGCATCATATAGCCTTTGATATGTTTCACCATAGTTCCATTCTTCCAGGGTACACCATATCTCCTCATCACTCTGTCCGGCTTTTTCTTTAAGGAACTTCTTAGCTTCTTTCTCTGATATGCCGCCGGCAAGGTAACCATCCTTTATCTCTTTTTTCACCTTAGATGTAATCTCTTTTTGCTCCAGTCCCTTTTCTTTCAGTTCTCCTTCTATCTCTTTATATGCTGCGTTATCTCCGGAAAGGTATGCGTCCAGCATTCTCTCATACTGCCTGCTATTCTTTCTCTTGATTCCTCCCAGATATTTTCCTGTGGTGGTATTATAAATAGCTTTGAAATCTCTTTCCACATTATAAATTGGAATACCCGTTACAGAAGAAATTCCGCTCATTAATGACTCAGCCGCTTCTAACCAGGTATGGTTTTCTCTGTAATCTGCATCTGTCGCATATTTCTGCATATTCTTTACTCCGGCAAACAGTTTTGACAACCCCTGCATATCCAGTCTGTTTACATCATATCCCTGTACTATAGAAAGGATATCCTTAAGATACGGTATCAGCTGAATCGGATTCAGGTTATCTTTTACATTATCCTTGTAATCCTCAAGCCATCTCTCCCAGTATGTTGTGTCATCATCCTTCTTATCTCTGAATGCATCCATAAAGGACTGTACTGCCGCATTCACGACATTTGTAACAACATAGGCTTTCAATATCCGTTTAAAGAACCTTTTACTTCCGGCATTCCATTTACCCGGCATCTCATGCCAATCCCTCAATGCATTTGCCAGCATATTGTAAGATTTCATAGGCTCTGCCATGAATGACGTTGCCATTTTATGTAAGCCATTGTTGCTTCGCATAATCTGTGACCGATGGAGCACTGAGTCTACTACCTGTGTCTGGTCGATAAGCTCATCGTATCTGTCTACACACAAATCTGTAAACTCTTTGGAATTTACGTCTATATCCGGATGTAATGCCTTTGTTTCCTGTTTTACTGCATTCCACAGTACACCCCATGTAATATCATCTGCCTGTTGAGCAAGAATCATGGATTTTTCCTGCAATCCCTCTTTAAATGTATGCTGGTCCGTAATAACCTCTTTCATAGACTGACCAATTGATGTTTCAAAATATCCCCAGGACTTCCACTTTGCAATAGGTGCTTTTTCCTGTACCTCATGCACTGCAGGTTTCATGGTCAGTGCTTTTAAAAGATACTTGGAATCCATTACTGCCATTGCACGGAAATAAGCTGTTGGCTGCTGTATTGCCACTCTGATATTTGCAGCCACAGATGCTGCTTTCATATTTCCAACCAGTTCATCCACAAACTTGACCTGAACATCCCCTGTTCCTTCTGCATTGATATCCTTCACCAGCTTTTTAAAGTATTCCTGGTATTCTTTTCCGTAAGCCCTTTCTATTTGTGCCTTAACAGATGTCTTGGAATTCAGAATATCCAGCACTTCATCCTCTGACATATGTTCATCCAGTCCTGCTTTTTGTCTGTAATTGAACCACTTCATAGCATCTGACAATGCTGCTGTATAGCTTCCATAACTTGCCATATCTGTTACATGTTTTGTAAATACATCAAAGATATCATCTACCACGATAGCATTTCTCGCATTTTTCATGGTTTTCTTGGTAAATCCCTGATTCTTTACTCCCCAGTATGAAGTCTGGTCCTTTGTATCTACAGTATTTCCGGATGTCTTGATAGGATAATAATGCTGTCCGCCGAATCTTCTGTATCCATACATCTGCATTGTGGTAGCATTACCCCATGCGGAGCATCTATTCTGCATAAACTGCTGCATAGAATCCGCCACTTTCTTCTGCTCCGGAGTAAGCTCCTCACATATCTTTCCTACCTCATATTCAGTAAGCCGGATTCCCTCAGAATTCCGATATACCTTTGTTCCAGCTTTGGTTGTTGTTATCACTCCTCCATACTTGATATGTTCTTTCGCCTGCTCTCTGTTCTTAAGTTCATACAGCCCCATCATCTGTGCTGTTGTCATCCGCAACTTTTTATTGCCAAAATCAAACTCATGAACTTCCGCATCCCTTCCGGTCCACTTCTTCATTTCAGACTTTAACTGTTTTTCGGTAAGTCCACATTCCTCAGCAATCTTTCCAAACTGAGACTGCATATAATCCTGTGCTTCCGCAATCTTTTCCGTTCTGGTATTCAGTCCCTTACGCAATCCTTTATAGATACTAAGTGCAGAATCTCCCATTCTGTAGAAGTATGACCTCGGATCCAGCATATTGGCATCCAGCATATTTTCTGCTTTGTTAATTGCCTTTCCCCTTAAAGTATCATTATTCCATACTTTCTTATCTTTCTTGGACTTCAGTTCTTCAATTGTGTTGTCTCCAAGTTCTTCCACGTTCTGTGCACGTTCATTTACATATAACTGATTTACACTGGTGATGGCTCTCTTTAATCCGGATACCAGTCTGTCCAGATATCTCAAGCCATTCATATCCATGTCCGAAATTCGTACACCCTCATTATTGTTCAGGAAATCTGAAATATCATCCAGCAGTGAGCTTGTCTTCCGGTCTCCTGAATTACCATCCATAAGCGCATTGTAGATATCCTCATAATCTCCGGCAATGGCTTCTCTCTCGCTAGATAACTTAAGCTGCATCTGGCTTAAAGCATTGTACCATTTCAGTGAATTAACACTATTTGGATTCGTCCGATCTGTTGTGAAATCTATCGCATCAATAAAATCCACAACCGTTTTCTTTAATGCATCCGGCACATGATTCTTATCTGTATTCTGATTAAATGCAGTTACAATTCCCTGTGCATTTTTTCTGATACGTTCCCGGTATCTTCTCCGCTCCTCGATATTTCTCTTCGCCGTACGGTTCTCTGACTGCGCCGCTTTCAGCTTCATATACTTGTCGTTGCTCTGCTGTTTCACCTTTGCCAGCTTTGCTTCGTATGACTTTATTTTCTTTCTGATTTCCGTTTCTGCCTTTGCATCACGATAGGCCATAGCCGAGCTGAGTTCTCTTCTCTGTTCATCCAGTTCCCTCTCATACTTCTGTTTCAGGCTGTCTCGTCTGGTCTTTTCCTGCTCTTTCAGTTTTTCGAATCTTTCACGGTATGCTGCATTCAGATTCTTTCTGTATTCCTGCTGCTTTGCAATCAACTTCTGGGTTTCTGCCAGTACCTTTTTATTTGCCGCATCCGTGCTCTGCTCTACAAAGAATCTCCGGTAAATGTCTAATGCAAGGTCATATGCTGCCTGCTGCTTATTCATTCCAAAGATATTATGCTTTGTCGGTTTCATCTCATTCATAGCATCAATCAATGCTATTGGCTGGTCATTCACAGCGGTATCCATATCCAATATATAATTGGAACTCTGGCACAGCTCATCCCATAAGGAATCCAGGTACATACCATCTTCTGAGAAAGTAATGTTTCCGAAATTCATCTTCCGGAATTTATCATAGCTGTCATAATAATGTGCTACTTCTTTCTTCTGGGCTTCATTCAATCTGATTTTCTGCCCTTTCAATGTTTTACGGAAAGAGTTATACACATCTGCTTCCACGCTATCCACATCTGTACTTTCTTCGATAACCGGCATAGCAATTTCCTGTACGATTCTTACCATATCCTCATACGAAACATTCTTTGTATCTTTTAAATACGCAAATACCTTAGTCAGATTGTCAGCCAGTTCTTTGGCATTATAGGTACTCTTGTATTCCTGTTTTACTTCGGATGCTATCTTACGCATTGTCTTATCGTCAATGCTCACATTTTCAAGTGCTTTAAAGCCATCCTCAATAATAGAACCCATTTCCTTTTCTGTATCGGAATATTCCTCTTCCAGGATTGCCATGAGGTCTTCATCAATGTCCACTGAATGTCTGATGTCCGGGTCCGCTGTCGGCTTTTTATTATCTACGTTTTTAATTTGGTTCTGATTAAACGTGACATAGCTTATTCCCCTTTGCACTATCTTTCCATCTTCTCCCGGAAATCCACCTTCATCCACAATAATGCCGTCATATTCATCCAGCAAATCATTATCCTCAAGGAACTCATATATATTATCTGCTTCTTCCCACGATGGGAGTCCACTATTTGTAGTATCCTTATATTCTTCATATGGATTGATTCCTAATGCATATCCTCCTTTTACATAATCATTAATAAATATTTCCTTCGTTTCCGGATTTCTTATATCAAAAGGTTTCGTGATATTTAAATATACTTCATATGTTTTTTTATTTGTAACTGTCTTTCCCGCTTTTCTTGAACTCGCACTTGGCTCCTGGTAAAAATCTGCATACCATCTATTTGGAGTAAAAAACTGTATATCGTTTTTAAAAACCGTAAAATCTCCATTTGGTGTACCATGATACATAGGGAGAAGATTTCCATTGTCATCCCTTACAGTCGAATTCTCAAAATATTTTTTCTGTTCTTCTGATAGTTTTCTTCCTTCGGAATCTATCGAGTATCTCTTCTCTGGGTTATCTGTAATACTTTTGCCATTATCTGCTCTTCTGCTTCCGATATATTGTTCAGATATACTTCTTTCGGTATCTCGTATGCGAACTGAATCAGTTCTACCACTTCTTCGTCCGTTTTCAATGCGTTGGCTACTCCCACTATTATATTTGTATCTACCCCACAAAAATCCAATCCCTTTATCAAATCCTTCATTGGTTCTGTAATTTTTCTTGAACCTTCCACTTTTCATTACCTCCTCTATATCGTCATGATATAATTCCACGTCATACTGTGCCAGCACTTTGAACTTATTTGCATTTTTATCCGTCACCTTATACAGATAAAAATACTTGTCCGAAAATGCTGGATTAATTTTTCTGCTTATAAAATCTTTGCTATAATTATTTTTTTCTACTTCTGATGCAAGTATAGCATATTCCCTTTTGCTAATGTAAACTTCTTTACTATTTTTTAAGATTGCATCTACATCAATAGAAAATACTGTATCCTGTTCAACTGCAGCTCTATTTACAACTTCCTTTCTACTAGCTTCATTATCTGTTTTATATTCATACGCTTTAATTCCCGCCTGTTTCAGTTTGTCTTTGGTCTTTTCTGAAATACTATCCGGAATTACAACTGCTGCAACCTCATCGAATCCTACAGCTCTTTGTGGTTTTCCTTCAAAGTACTTTACCGGAATATCTTTAAGGATTGTTCCCAAACGCACAATATCATTCGCTATGTTGCTCGAAATATTTTTATAATATTTCTGCATGCTTTTTTGTATCTTTTCCGGCTTTAAACCTCCCTTTACTGCCTCAATAATATTTCTCCCTGCTATATCTCGGTCAAAAAAAGAATTATCAGAAATAGTTTTATTATTATCCACAATTTCGCTTACAATCTTTTGGTATAATTCTCTTGATTCACTATAGATTTCATCTACCTGCTCTGGCGTCAAATCAAGTAATCTTCCCTCCTGTTTCTTTATATCCTCTATGCTCTTAAAGTCTTTTGATACTGCTCCTCTTACCTCTCCTATTCCTGGTATAAGTGAACCCTCTTCATTCTTAACACCAGCACTTTTCATTGCTTTTACAATGTTTTCAATATTGTAATCATCATGTAATGCCTCGAAGCTTCTCAAATTTCCACTGGCTGTATAATATTCTTTTCCATTATATATTCCTGCTTTTCCAATAACTGGTTCTGCTAATTCCAATGTATATAGCTCAAAAGCATCCTGATTATCCCTAATTGTATTATTAACGCCATCTGTATATGAGTATCTGTCCTCTATTGGTTTTGCTTTTCCCTGTGCAATATCAATATAGGTCTGATACTGTTCTTTTAATATATTGTAAATTTCTTTATCACTTTCCATATCTGACAGATTGTCGTTAATTTTTGTAGCCCACTTTTCGCCCAATGCTTTTAATGAGGTTTTTTCTCTTATTGTGTCAAGTAATCCCTCTCTCACTTTTTTATCATATACAAGTTTATCTACCGTTATATTTTCATTGTTAAGATATTCTTTAACCGCACCTCGCCCCATAAATGATGGTTCTGCAGTTGGCATTCTTAAAACCGGCTCCACCTTCAGATTATTTTCCCTTATAAATCTTTCTTTTACTTCTATCATTTCACTTAATTTCATTGCTGCCGTTTTCAAATCATTTCCATTAAAGGCATTTGCATCAATATAGTTTGCGGAAGTCCCTATTCGTTCTGCCAATTTGCTCAATTCCTCTTCATTTACTTTATAATCAACTCTAGGAAATCTTGCTGTATAAGCATCTGCGCCAAATACTCTATTATCCTTATTTTTCGGGTCTACAGTTTCCTTCTTAAATAGTACAGAAATATCTCCGTATCCACTATGTCCAATCTGTTTTTTTGTAATTGCGATAGATGGCATTGGAAATCCACCAAGTTCTAGTGCTTTATTCAAGTTATCTTCTTTCAAATTATGCACTGCAATCAGGTCTTTTCCCTCTTCCATGTTCACATCTAGTGAAAATGTTTTTTCCGAATCAATATCCAGTGTCTCAGGTCCACCCAGTTCCATATATTTTTCAGCCGGTATAACTTTTATGGTATAATGTTCGCCCTCTTCTGCCGTTACATTTTCCCGCTTATAATTTTCCTGCGCCTTTGTCAATTCACCCAAAAACATATCTCTTATCCTTTGTGCTTCTTCTGCATCTGCTCTCAGTGCTTTCTTTGCTGTGCTGGATAATACATGCTCATTCAGGTATGATGTGATTTTGTCGTAAACTCCCTTGAAGAAGTCAGCAATCGTCTTGAGAATGCTCTTATGCTCACTCTCTGTCATATTCTCTGACATATATTTAGAAAACGCTTCTACTCCATCTTTATCCGTAAACAGTCCTGCTACATAATCGAATACATATTCATTGGCAGAATCCTCATAAGTTTTTCCTTTCTCTACCGTCTTGTATGCCTTATGATACTGTTCGATTGTATTGGTAAGGTATGCCGCTCCTTCTTTTGTTGTAACATAGTCCAATACAGTATCTACCACTTTCTGCATACCTTCATGATTATATGCTTCAGAGAATTCACCCAGTTCATGCACAAGCGTTGTATACTCATTCGTATCCGTTCCTTTTCCGGTTTTCTTTGCCAGTGCAATCCTTGATAATGCCTTCTGGAAGTTACCATTTTCCCCGTGTGAAAGCTCATCATTCAGTTCAATATCCAGTCCTGTTTTCTTTGCGACCAGTTCTGCAACGGACTTCATTCGGTTATCCGATTTATCTAATCTATTGTCAATTACAGAACCGCTTCCCATTTTCACCGCCTGCTGCATATCCGAATTTTGAACCACCGGATTTCTGCTGTTCTCTCCCAGATAATACATTTCCAATAATGTCGATGGTGACATTTCACTTACAATTCTTGCATTTACCGGATTATTCATAATACTTTCATATGACGTTTTACCCAGTTTTCCGGCATTGTAAAATACGGCTGCTGATTCCAGGTATGTAGGCATACTTTCCCCATTGTAATTTTCAATAACCGCATTGGCAGCCTTGGTATCATCAAATGTTGCAGCAAAGTTATATAAATTTCTCATAGTAGGATTGTTTATTTCCACCGTCTTATAGTCCACAATGCTTCCATCTGACAACTTCACCATAGTTTTCTCCGGTGTGCTTTCTGCTATCTCTACTACAATATTCTGTTTTCCGGTATTCTTATTTACTGCCTCTGTTACTCCGGTCTGATTCCGGCTATACTGTTGTACCGGTGCAACTTTCTGATTTTCTGCAGTAATACCTTCTGCATTTACCATTCTGTCTGCTACATTATTTGTAGTATTCTCTATGGTGTTTTCTTCCTTTGTGGTAGTGATATCTGCAGCATCATTCATTAACTTCTGGGCCTGCTGCTGTGCCTGTTCCTGTTCAGCTCCTTTTCTGACAAATCCCTCTGTTATAACCTTGTCCAGATTTACGTCTTCACTTTTTGCCATAGATTCAATAATTTGGCTCATCTGCGAATCTGTAATATTATCCGTTTTTACTGTATCCGCAATCTGCTTTGCAGTAGAATTCTCCGGCATCTGTTCTGCTGTTTCCAAGATAGTGTCTCTCATTGTATTATCCTGGTTAATTGTCTTTCCCATTTTATGATACTGTACAGAGTTCACAGTATTTACGACTCCACCAAATACAGCACCGGAAATAGCACCGGCTACGAAGTCCTGCCCTACCTGGTTCCAGAACTGCTCATTAGCCGCTGTTTTTGCTTCGTCTTCTGACATTCCATTTTTCATATATTCCTTTACATTTGTGCTATATTCAGATAATCCGCCATTAATCATGCGGTCTGCTGCTTCATCTGCAAAATCGGTAAATACTTCCTCACTGCCCTCGATTCCAGACTGGGCAGCCCAATCCAATATCTTTTTCTTAAATGTAGTTTTGGTTGGATTCTCCGCCATGCCATATAAATGGTCTAAGCTCAGCTTTTCAAATCCTGCCTCTGCTGCTGCATTGGCAATTCCAATAGCTGCTGCTTTATTTGTATCTACGCCACGCTCGGATGCATCCACATATGCCTGAGAGCCAGCACTTGCCGCCATGATTCCAAGAGAAACCGGTTCACTTCCTGTTGCCATGGCTGCGGCCGAATCTGCCATACTCATTCCAACATCGTATACGAACTTTCCTATTGTGGAATCAATGTCATTTGATACTGCTTCTCTTCTTCGGTTTCTCGACTGTGTGAATCGAGCGGAATACGGGTCATAAGGTGTATAGGCTTCATCTCCTCCGAAATAGTTCTTTGCCGAATGACCCAACTGGTCTACAAAGTCCGCTCCAGAAAGCAATGAATCACCTACAGACGTAGCAGATTCCTTTGCATTAATGAGGAATCCTTTTAATCCTTCCTGCTTTGTTTCCTCTTCCAGTTCTCTCCGTTTCTTTGTATCAATCTGGCGATTATGAATCCAGGAATAGTATTCTTCCATATCATCAGCGTTAATTCCCTGACTTTCCAAGTTTTCTTTTGCGCTGTTATATGCCTTTTCTAATTCGAATGGGTCTCTGCTTCCAATTGTATCTCTTATAGCCTGTTCCTGCTCTGTTGCTTCCTCCTCGTCATGGTCTGTAATATACATCTGCATGACAGCCTGTTCCTGCTCCGGAGTGAGTTTTGCATAATCCTCCGACCATTTCTTGATTGCTTTCTGGTTTTTTCTTACACTCTGCTCATTCTCGTACTTGTCGATTGCTGTATTACCTTCCAGTGCATCATGCTCTTCTGCAGACATGGTTTCCCCGGTTAATCTATTTTTGTATCCTGCGAGCTTTGTATCCTTGGTAATGTTTCTTGCCAGCACTGGACTATCAAAACTACCGTATACCGGTTCATAATTCTTAAGCTTATCTTTATTTCCTTCTTTTTCATCCTTCGCACTTGTAATTTTTGCTGATAATTCTTCATCAGAAAGACTTGCAAGCTCCGGGTCAGATAAACTCTGATAATACTTGTCTATGTAATCTGCGTATTCCTTCGCTGTCTCAGGTTCCTTCTCCGGCATCCAGGATGTGTCCGCCTGCTGCTGTAATGCTTCCTCAATTGCACGTTTTTTAGCACCTTTGAAGGAGCTTACTGCCGCCCCCTGCTTTCCTGTGGTATTTGATGCTGCTTTTGTATTCTCATAATCTTCCACCGTCATAGTTTCTCCGGTTGTTCTATTTCTATAGCCTGCAAGTTTTGTATCTTTTCCGATATTTCTAGTGGTTGTCGGACTGTCAAAGCTACCATATACCGGCTCATAGCCTTCTAATTTCTTTTTGTTTTCTCTTTCCCTCTTTGCAATATCTAATGCTCCCTGCAGGGCACTTCCATTCCTTGACATTGCTTTTGTCGTAGTATTAACCGTATTTCTTGCCTTTTCTAATGCATAGTCCATTGCTTTGCTTCTTTTTGAATTAATTGTATTCTTTGAGAAATTCGCTGTGCCCAACGCAATTGCGCTTTCTCTGTTGCTCTGCGCTCTCTCTATTTTCTGCTGCTTCAGTTCTTTTAAACGTTCCATTCTAGATTCATAGGTTGGGTTATCCGACGTTGCATCACTATTATATTCTGCCTGTCTTTTCTCTTCTTTTAATTCAGCAAGCCGATTCATTCTTTTTTCGTATTTTTTCATAGCTGGTCTCCTTTAATAATGTAATCCATACTGTCTCATCCATGTATCGTGGAGAATGCTCCATGTGCTCTCATCAATTTTTCCTTTACCGAAAAGCTCGTCCAAATATGCTCCGCCTCTCGCACTTCCTCTTGAGATTGCTTCATTTAGATATTCTGTTTTCTTGTCCTCTGATATTGGTATTCTTTTAGAAGTATCAGTGGTTTTACCACTCTTGCTTCCGCTATTTGATTTCTTACTTCCACCGGATCCACTACTTGCCGCTTTTGCTTGTGATAAAGCATACTGTTTCGCCCACTGGTCATCTGCTACCTGGTCTCTTAGCTTCTGGTAGTCGAACTGCTGCTGCCACTGGTCATCTGCTACATTATCTCTGTCTACTTGATAATTGTAATCATTGAGATACTTATCATTTATCTGTGAATTCTGAAGCGCATTGAATAAATAATCACGGTCATTCTGCCAGTTACTAACTCTCTGCTGATATTCTCCAAAATCATTACCATGAAGGATGTTATATGCATTCAGTGCGTTGCTGGTATCATTCTGCCAGTTCTGGTATCTGTCCTGATACTGTCCATACGCTCTATCTTCCGCCTGTCCCAGTGCAGAATACTCATTATACATATTGGTGAGGTCTGTATTGTATTTATCTAATGCCTGTCCATAAAGATCCGGGATAATATCATTCAGCTTTCCAAGATATGCCTGGTATGCCTGAGAGCCTGCTGTTGCTCCATAACTATTGCCATATCCTCCGGATAATGCTGCCGCCTGTGATGTTGTATCGAGCATTGCCTGTTTTCCCAGATTAGCATACTGCTCCTTGTACTGCTGATATAACGGATCTGCATTGAAATCGTATGAAAATGGCTTCTTATTCTGAATTCTATTCAATATCGTGTCGATTGCACCCTGATACTTGCTGTTATAGTCACCCGGCTTTGCATTCTGTGTATCTGTATAATTTTTATAAGCATCCTGCACATTCTGCGATTCCTGATAGTCACCCACCTTATTATTCAGATGATTATCAAGATTCGTCTGTGCTGTTCGT